GCATTCAAGCGTTAGTAGCGGAGAATTAAAGCCCGCTCTACCTACTGATACAGACGAAATTCCATTTTAGAGAGATTGCCCCCATTGTCCCATGGGGGCATCTTTATGTATTATGCAAGAAAAAGCACAAAAATTTATAGAATTGTTTGCAGGGTTTAGTAGAGCGCATGGACAAACAGAAGTCATGGACTCTCAAAAAAATGGTAAACAACAAGCAAAAAGCTTTATTGTTCGGGAACCGTTAACCGTAGAGCTTGTGCAAATGCACCTAGAAGGAAAGAAAGGTGTAGGCAGTATACCCATTGATGAAAACAACCAATGTTTGTTTGGAGCATTAGACATTGACGAATATGATCTAGACTTAGTAAAATTATTTAAGAAAATCAAACAGTTAAAGCTACCGTTGACCGTGTGCCGGTCTAAATCAGGCGGGGCTCATTTATATATATTTTTAAAAGAAAAAGTTTCAGCGACAGAACTTAGGGATAGGTTGTCAGAGTTTGCTTCTGCCTTAGGTTATGGCCAATGTGAGATCTTTCCTAAGCAAGAAGAAGTAATAGTAGAACGCGGAGATGTGGGAAATTTTATAAACCTTCCATACTTTAATGCAAAGTATACTACACGTTACGCTTTAAATGTAGAGGGCGATGACATAGGGTTCGATGAGTTTTTATTTAAAGCAAACAAAAACAAAATTACATTAGAGAAATTAAGAGACTTACAGGTAGGAGTAAGTGAAAAACTTCTTCCACAAGGGCCACCATGCTTACAACAATTGACAGAGTATGGCGTTCCTGAAGGCGGACGTAATATGGTAATGCTTAACGTAGGACTATTTTATAAAATGTCTAGCCCAGAAGCATGGAAAGATTTGTTAGAGAAACATAATCAAGAGTATTGCAATCCTCCACTTCCGGCTAAAGAAATGGTAACCATACAAAACCAATTAGAAAAGAAAGAATACTTTTATACATGCAAGCAAGAACCTTTACGGTCACATTGCAATAAGTCTATGTGCCGGTCTAGAAAATTTGGTATAGGAAGTGGTCAATCGTTTCCCACCATTGGAGGATTAAGTGTTGTAGAATCGGAACCACCTGTTTGGTTTATTGATGTAGATGGCGCACGATTAGAACTAAGCACTCGGCAACTGCAGATGCAAGTAGACTTTCAAAGGGCCTGCATGGAACAAATGTATAAAATGCCTGCACGGATGAAAGACAATGAATGGAGAGAAATGATCGATGTGTTATTGGAGACAGCGACACGGATAGCTGTTCCAGAAGAGCTAACACAAAAAGGACAGTTCCAAGAACTTCTTGAAATGTTTTGCACCGCACGTTTGCAGGCTAGAAGTCCAGAAGAAATTATTACCGGGAAGCCGTGGTCCGAGGAAGACTATACATATTTCAAGCTTAGTGCTCTCCAAGAGTTTTTAAAGAGACATAATTTTACGATCTATACCCGTGGTCAGATCACAGAAAGATTAAAAGAAATGAATAATGGCGGAACAGCCGACAAGCAGTTTCGTTTTAAAGATAATAAAGATAAGTGGCAAAGTGTCCGGTGTTGGTTTATTCCTGAGATTAAAAAAGGAGATGTGGATCTTCCTGCAGTTACTTTTAAACCGGATGAGGAAACACCCTTTTGAAAATAGAGAAAACAATACTAGGCCCTCCCGGTTGTGGAAAAACCCAAACAAATTCTAATCTTATTCAAGACTATATACAAAGTGGTATAGAACCTCAGCGTATTGCTTGTGTGTCTTTTAGTAAGAAGGCGGCTAGAGAAAGTAAAGAACGTGTGTGCAAAGATTGGAATATTTCAGAAGAAGACTTACCATACTTTCGTACACTACACTCTATGGCTTTTGGGTCACTGGGTTATAAAACTACGGATGTATTACGCGGTAAAGATATGCGGGAAATAGGTCATAAGGTTGGTTTAGATTTTGCAAGCAAGTCTACGGGTAAAGATACAGAAAGTGATTTTGAATGGATAGGCAATCAAAAAGGCGACGAATATTTAAAGATCTATCAGTTGTCCAGGAGCCGTTTAAAATCGTTAGAAGAAGTTTTTCAGGAAGAAGGCAACTACAATTTAATTTATTCTGAGTTAACGCGGTTGGTAGAAGCTTATGAGAATTATAAAAAAGTTAAAGGAAAAGTAGACTTTACGGATATGATAGAAGAGTTTATAGCGCAAGACCAATGTCCAGACCTAGAAGCTTTAATAGTAGATGAAGCGCAAGACTTATCAACATTGCAATGGAAAATGATTGATACCATTAGACAATCTCCTAACATACAGATATTTACCGGTGACGATGATCAGGCAATCATGAACTTTCAAGGAGCGGACGTGCAAGCTTTTCTATCGGCCACTAAAGAGAAAGAAGTGTTAAACCAATCGTACCGTATTCCGCAATCAGTCTGGGAACAAGCGCAACAAATAGTAACACGAATAGATGATCGCGCGCCTAAAGAATGGCATCCTAAAAAAGAGAAAGGATCTATCTATTATCATAATTCTCTGGAGGAGGTTCCTATTGAATCGGGCGAGTGGACAATTTTAGCGTCTACAAATAGATTGTTAGATAAATACGCTATGCAACTGAGAGAAGAAGGTTGGATCTATAGCAGGCATGACCACCCAAGTGTACCAAGAAAATTGTATGAAGCGATACTATCTTGGGAGTCACTATGCAAGGGTCAAGAAGTAACAATCAGTCAAGTAAGAAATATATACGACCACATGAATGCTAACGAAGGATTTAAAAAAGGATTTGGAGGGCGCTCTAGAAAGTTTTTAGACCATCCGCCAGAAAGTGTGTTTCGTATGGATTATTTAAAAGATAACTTAGGTTTATTGGTTGACGGATCACAAAGATGGCATCAAGTGTTAGGTAAGGTGGGACTTAACACACAAAACTATTTGCTAAACGCTTTAAAACGTGGCGACAATGTTAAAAGTCCTAGAATAAAACTTAGCACTATTCACTCTATGAAGGGTGGAGAAAATGATAATATCCTGTTAGTATCAGATATATCGTATGCGGCTTCTAAAGAAATGATTACAAGGCCCTCTACTTTACACCGCATGTTTTATGTAGGAGTAACGCGTACAAAAGAAAATTTGCATATCATGCAACCAGAAACAGAAAGGTACTATAACCTATGAGACCTAAAGAAACTTTATTAAAAGCCGCTGAGTTAGTAGGAGGTAAAAGAGCTGAACAACATGGAGACTATCGATTGCTTCATGTTAGGATAGCCGGACTATGGTCTTCTTACTTGGGAACAAAAATATCTCCTAAACAAGTAGCTTTTTGTATGACGTTGCTTAAAGTAGCAAGAGATGAACAGGGTGTTTTTAATCCTGATGATGGAGCCGATGCTACAGCCTACACAGGGATTTGGGCGGCTTTAGCGGCAGATTACGGAAATGACGATGTATGAGCAAGATTTATTTAATGAACCTACGTGGACTCCTCCAAGTATTCTTCCTGATCTATCTCAAGAAAAAATTATAGCTATTGATGTAGAAACTTCTGATCCAAATCTTTTAACATTAGGCCCAGGATGGGCAAGGAACGATGGTCGGTTGATTGGGATTGCTGTTGCGTCTTCCAATTGGAAAGCGTATTTGCCTTTTGGTCATGAGGGCGGTGGTAATATGTCAAAGAAAATGATAATTACTTGGCTACAAGATCAACTTAAACACGGCATGTCTGTAGTCTTTCATAACGCGCAATATGATTTAGGATGGTTACGAACTGTAGGAATAGAAGTAAAAGGAAAAGTCCTTGACACAATGATTGCCGCGCCTTTGTTGGATGAGAACCGATATTCTTATTCTCTTAATGCTTTAGGTTCTACCTATCTAGGAGAAAAGAAAAAAGAAGATGAGCTTCGTATGGCGGCTAGTCAACATGGAGTAGATGCTAAAAAAGAAATGTGGAAGTTACCGGCTTCTAGAGTAGCAGGCTATGCAGAGACAGATGCTCGTCTAACATTAGATTTATGGCATGTATTACGTAATAAGTTGGCGGCAGAAAAATGCGGAAACATATTAGAAATGGAATTAAACCTTCTTCCTATTATTTTTGAGATGCGATCAAAAGGTGTGCGCGTGGATTTAGAGAAAGCCTCTAAGACAAAAAAGTATCTTCAAACAAAAGAAGACACATTATTGTTAGAAGTAAAAAAAGAAACGGGTATAGACATTGAACCGTGGACAGCAACTTCTTTAGCGTCCGCTTTTGATAAGTTAAACTTGACATACGAAAGAACGGAGAAATCTGGTGCTCCAAGCTTTACTAAACACTTTTTAAAAAACCATAAACATCCTGTAGCAAAAAAGATTTTAGAGATACG